TCTTCATGGACGGAGGTAACGGCGATGATGGGATAGCGGCTCAAGTAAAGCTCATGGCTTGCCCGCTCGAGCCAGTGATACTCGGTAATCGTCCCGCGGGTGACCAGAACGCGATTCAGATAGTCCTCTATGATATTGGAGCAGCCGGTTATTACGGCCTCGACGAGATCGCCTTTCTCCTGAAGATTGGCATCGTCGAACCAGACTTTCGCCTCGTCGAAGCTGATTAGATCGTATGTCGCCACGGTCACCAGCCTTTCGGCTGGAGCCGCCCCGAAGGACGGCCCCAAACCGTGATGAAATTACGCTACGACATCAGCCGTCAGGCCGGACGCCGGGAATCTGGGATTCCCCTGGATGTAGATCACGACGCCTTCATCGGTCGAAGTCGCAAACTCACACTCGGCAGAGACGTACTTTGCCGCCTGCTTGTTTGCCGCGCTGGTGATCCCGGCATTCACCGCCGAAGCGATTTCAGCCGCGGTGCATTCCAGAAAAACCATGTCGGCCTGCGCGTCGGGAGCACTGCCGAGAGCATGAGTCTTGACCGTGACATCGGTTCCGGTGTCCGTGACGTAATTGGCGATGATGTTGAACGTGTCGAGAGCGCCCGTTCCAACGGAGCGGACAAAGATCGCCATGAAAGTCTCGTAGTTCGTCATATCCACGAAACCGATGTCGGTCGCGGCAGACTCGTCGGGGTCGAAGTCGTAAGCGGTAACCTTGAGATTCGCGCTTAGTTTTGCGCTTGCACTAGCTACAGCCATTTCTTTTTCACCTCCTCAAATATTTCTGGCTTACGCTCGTGCGGCCAGGGTTACGTAAGGGCTCAGCGTGGTTGAAGATTTGGCCGGGGTGAGAGCCGAGCTCCACCACGGCACGCCGGCATTGCGGATCCAGAACTTGAACGCCCGCTCGTGCTGAGTGAACCGGACATGAATGGATTCCGCAGACTGCATCGGCTGGTAAATGCCCTCGAGATATTCCGCCCAATTCACAAGCAGAATGTCGCCGGCATCACCGAGGGTTTGGCAGTATTCGCAGGAGTAGGCTGGACGGCCAAAGATCAAGGACGGCACGCCTTCTCTTGCCGAAGGTTGCCAGATGTAGGCACCTTGGCCATCTTGGATCGTCATGATCTCGGGGAGACAGTCATGGTTGTAGAGCCAGACGGCCCGACCGTAGCCCCAGCACCGCGCCACCATTCCCGCCAGGTTGGCGTATTTGATGGTATCTGCGGTTTGCGAGCTGGTGACCGAAACCAAAGCGCCGGACTTCAATATGCCGAGCATTTCACCGACGCCGGACCCATTTAGCCGCTCGTCAAGAATCTTCCCCGCAAAGGCATCGGAGAAGCCCTGCTCAATGACGGCCATCCAAGAGATCGCACTGTCGGCGATCAGCTCTTCTGTCGCATAGGAGAAGCCAAACAGGCTGTGAGCCTCGAGCACGACCTGGCTTAAGGTCATGCGGCTGGCGGTAGCCGTTCCGGTTTCCTCTTTCCTGGCCACGGTAAGCCCGCCCGCCACGCTGGTGCTGTGGTTCGTATCCACCCTGGCCGGAATCTTGACGATCGGACGAGCCATCGGCACCCGGGTTGTGAATGCGCCGATAGGATCACTTTCGGGCCGAATCTTGAGCAGGTCGGGAGAGAAGCCGGCCGGCACGACGAATCCGCCGTAGGGATCCGAGATGACCATGTTCTCGTCGGATCCGGCCGTCGCCATCAGCCGTAGAGGCTTCAGGCGGTCATCTATCCGGCCCCCGATGCCGGCCTGAAGGATGGCATTAAAGAATTCACTGGGATGTTTGAAGCCGCGATTCACCAGATCGTTCTCGAATGCCGGCTTGACCTCCACCCGCGGGACGGGTTTCGGTTTCGTGTCATTCAGCCAGTCGGACAGTCCCTTCTGGCTTTCCGCATTCGCCTCGCGCCGCTTGATCACGTCGAGTTGCTTGTCGATCGCCGCCATCCGTGCGTTGATCTCGTCATCACGCTTGGCTTCGACCTCCGTCAGCTCTCGCTCGTCGCCGCCGACAAGCGATTCCTGCTCAAGGACAAGCTCTTCGCGCTCAGCGATTAGTTTATGTTTTAGGGTTGCCACTTGTTCCCACCTCCTAGCACTGGGGAAGTGCTAAGCAACATCAGCCGAACAGCTTCCACCAGCACCAATAGTTAATTGGTTGCTCGTACTAGAAGCAGTCAGCCGACGTTTCGTAGGAACCCGGCAGTTTTCCGCTTGTTACTAACGGCTCAACCGACGTCTCGTATGGACCCGATAATTTTGCCCTTAGCCTTACTTCACACTAAAGTCATAACACAGAGTAATAGAATTAACCAAACTATTTTTTTGCGTTGGCTCGCCATCTCTCTTGCCGCCGCTGGAAATCCAATGCCGCCATGCGGTTACTGCGCTTTCTTGCCGTGCTCGCATAGCGCCCGATCGTCTCATCCAAGGTGGCGATCCGGTCGATCATCCCGAGATCGAGGGCTTCCTTTGCGCCGAGCAGCCGGCCTTCGCCATATCCATTCCGGACATCGCCCACCGGGACGCCGCGGCCCTTGGCCACATCCCGCACGAAGGTGCTATAGGCTTCATCCACCCGCGATTGGATGAAGTCCTTGCCCTCGTCGGCTAGCGGCTCGAAGGGATTCCCCTCCGTCTTGCCGGCCTTGGTGATGGTGAGCTTGATGCCGGCTTCTTCGATCGCCTTGGATTCGTCGGCATGGACATGAAAGACACCGATACTACCGACCGAGCCGGAAGGCGTAGCCACGAATTCCGTGGCGGCAGAGCCGATATGGTAAGCCGCTGAAGCCGCCATCGCATTGGCCACGGCCACGACCGTCTTTTTCTGGCGGGCTTCATAGATCGTCTTCCATAGCTCCGGGACGCCTTCCACGTTGCCGCCTTCCGAGTCAATATCGAGCACGATCGTCTCGATCGAGCCATCGGAGGCGAGCTGGCGGATGTCCTGCGCCAGTATTTCGGTCGAAGTCCCGCCGCTGAATTCGGTCAACATATTGGCCCGGTGCGAGATCACACCCATTACCGGCACAACAGCAACCGATTTCATCGCAACAGGGGCGGATGATCGGCCACTCGTCCTTTCCAGAACTGGCGTTAATACCCGACCATGGCATGGAGCTTCGATTCCAAGATCGCCCAGGGCCGATCGCAGATATAAGAAACGATTCGCGGATATTTCATGCTCAATCCCCCTCGATTGCGGCAGCCAGCAGCCACCGCTTGCGTCTCGGCATCCATGAGCCGACCTTGTATCCCTTGGCCAGCACATCGGCCTTATTCTTTGCGCAGTATTCCCGTGCGGCCTCGGGTGCGAGCTCCAGGCGGTCAACCAATGTCGCCGCGTGCTTCTCGTACCAGTCATCGAGCCAGCGCTTCCATACTTCCGGCTTGGAGGCGTGGCGGGCCCCCCACCGCTCGATTGCCACTTGCTCTTTGCGCACGAGGGTATCAACCGCCTTTTTGACGATAGCGCGGGCCCTTGAATTGTTCGGTGGGGGCCCAGGCTCCGGGGGCGGCTCATCTGGCGGCGCCTCCTCGCCCGCGGTCGAGTAATTCGCCTGCGGCTCCCAATAGCGATCCCCGCGGCCATCATCCCTCGGATTGAAATTCTCCTTGCTTCTCACCTCATCCGGCGACATGACGCCGTGCTCGATGGCCACCTTATAAGCCTCCCACCGGCTGCGCGTATCGCCCCGGAGCAGGCTGTCCACGTTGAACTCGGCAAAGAATTTGTCCGGGTAGAGCGTGAGATCCCGCTTGATGACCTGCTCCCACTTGATGAACCACGGAAGCAAGTCAAACATCAGCAGTTCGCGGGCTTCCTCCTCGATATTCGACTTGATGGCCCGCTCGAGGGCCCCGAGGGTGTGCTGGCGCAAGCCGAGCCAGCGGGCAATCTCCTCGATGATGAAGCGGCGAGCTTCAAGGAATTGGCTTTCTACGTTCGTCGAGCCGAGCGGATTTGCCTTGGCCCCGTGCTCCAAGATGTGCCACTTGTGCGCACGCTCCACGCCTTCCGCATCGTTCCTGAAAGAGGCCCGTAAGCGGTTGATTGTTGCAGGTGGGATATTCTGTCCATCCGGGCGCTCTGGAAAATCAATCGTGCCGCCGAGTACCGCGCCGTTGGAGAAGTAGCGCGTTGCATGTTGTTCAAGCGCCAGCGCCAGCCCAAGCGTTTCCTTGGCCAGAAGTATGGTCGAGAGACCTACAAAATTGCCGCCGAACCCCGGCAGGTGAAACATATTTGGAAATGAGATGCGCTCCTCGTTCTCCCGGCCTTTGTTGTGAATATAAAGCGGCTCGCCGTCTTCTTTGAATTCAGTGGTGATTGCCGTAGGATCAAGCGGTATTAGCTTATCGATCATGCGGCCCAGCCAGACGATTTTCGAGTAGCCGTTGCCGTGCAAGATGGCATCCCCGGTCATTTGTTGCTTCCACAGCATCGGCGTCCAGTAGGGATTCGGGTTGGAATGAAGCGTGTAATGGAGCGGGTGCCCTGGCACTTTCTCTTTCGACCGCTCGTCTTTGCGCTCGTAAACATTGATCGGCGTCATCCCGATCGTTTGTGTTATGAACTTCACGCCGGCATAGAAAGCCCCGACCGATAGCGCACGCTCTACCGTTATCGTCTCGCCCGAATTGGTGGTCTGATAGATCGGGTATGTGCCGCCAAGATTCGACCAGATGGCGGGGTTATTCATGTCAGCCTGCGATTTGAGCTGCAAGCCGAACGCGTCCAAAACTCTAGAGAGCAATGAAGCCATCTGGCCTTGCCTCCGTATCGTCGTAAATGAACGGAGCGGGCGGCGGCTCCTTCTGATGGAATATCCAGCCCTTCAGCGCCATCACCAGCGCCACCATTCCATCCACCTTTCCCGCAGATTTGATTTTGTCGATTTTGATGTGGCCTTCATTGTCGGCCCGGATGTCCACATTGGCGCACATCCACCGGAGCACCGGGTCTTCACCGTGCCGCAAATTCTTGTTGGCCACAAGCTCTTCAACCTTCCGGGTCGGCTCGTGAAGGGTGCGAGGATATTGCAAGGTTTTGACCATAAAATCATCCCGACCCGTGGCATCTTCAATCTCTTTCGAGAGCTTCACCGCCTCCGATTCGTCATACCAGACCTGCGCGAGGTTGAATTCGCTGCGCAGCTCGAGGATCTTTTGCTTGATGAAGTCCTGGTCCGTGGTGCGGCCCGGGGTCGTTATGATGTTTCCCTTTCGCACTGCGGTCGCATAGTCAAACGTTCCCCGCTCGCTGATTCGTTTTTTGTAGGTCGGTTCGGGCAGCCAAAAGAATGGGAACACGTCGTAGAATTCTCCCGTAGAATCTTGCCCACGGAACACCAGGACGAGCGCCGATAAATCTTCCGTATGTCCCAAATCGAGCCCCGCATAGCACCTCTCCCCGACCAACTCGGCCATCGGGCGCCGCGGCCGGCAAGCGGCCCAATCCTCGGCGGCAATCCAGACGTTGTGCTGGTCTACCCACAGATTGAGCCGTAGCCGCAGGAAGTCATTCAGCTTGGATGGCATTCCCGCGGCTTCAACGGCGGATTGCTTGAACTGCCGTGGGTTGACCGAAACGCCCCAGCTCGGATTTGCCTTGCGCCAGACCTTCTCGTCTTGCCAGTTCTCCCGGTCCTCGTCGTCCGCGCCGGCGATGAAGCAGAAGCGGCGGTCGTTGGTTTGCACGCCATCAAGGATCTGAGTGGCGTAGATGTGGTGACGCCAGCCTACCGACGTTTCGGAGCGGATGCCGGCGGTGGTAATCTCGAGGATTAGCGGATCGTCCCGGGAGGCAGCGGATTCCGCCATGACGTTTAGAAGCTCCTCATCCTTGTGTCGGTGGAGCTCGTCGGCAATCACGCAATAGGGATTCTTACCGTCCGCGCTGTCGGAATCCTTTCCTAAAGGCTGGAATTTGCTGGCCGTAGTGGGATCATGGAGCACTTGCACGCCCCGTAGAATCTCGATCTTGCCCTTCCCGGTGCGCCCTGCCCGCTTGTCGGCCTTCCGAAGCCAGACGTTTCCCTTGACGATCTCCTTAGCGTCGTCCCAAACGAGCTTGGCCTGGTCGCGCATCGTGGCGATGGAGTAGACCTCAGCCCCCGGCTCGCCATCGAAAAAGCCCTGCTTAACACCTACGCCGGCAGCCAGAAATGTCTTTCCGCTCTTTTTTGGCACCTCGAGGTAGGCGCTCTCGAATCTGCGCAGGCCGGATTCCTTCTCTACCCAGCCGTAGATACACCCGAGACAGAATGCCTGCCAATCGAGCAGCTTGAAGGGCTCGCCGGCCCACCGTTTGCCCTTGAAATGCTTCAGCTTGGGGAAGAAGGCTAGGTTTTTCGCAGCCAGCGCCGGGTCGAATTTATACGGAAAGGTTTTTTTCTTGGATTTGGTGAGGTCGTCTAAGTGGCGCTGACAGGAGAGTTTATGGTAGCGACCGGCGCTGATTTTGCCAGAGACAATCCTGCGAGCATACGCCGAGACAGGATCCGCTCTCGCCACATACACTATATAGCATAGGTGTTACTATTCTACACAACCTTTTGTTGAAAAGTGTGTCGGAAATGACACAATTTGGAGTGCTATGCGTTACTTTTCTACCCGCGCCCGCCCGGGATCACCTCCCAATCGGCAAACGGGCTCTCGTCTTCCTTCTTTGGGGCCACCACCTTAGAGCTCGAAACCGGCGTGAATCCCAACTCCGCATCCGATTTCATGGCGATCTCGCGCTGTTTGTTGAATATGGGCAGGTATGGATTTTGAATCGGCCCACCGTTGGGCCCCTGAAATATCAATGCCTTGCTGATTTCCGGATAGCATCGGAGCATCAAGGCGTAGGCCGTCACATTTACTTCGAGTAGCCCCCGGTGCGCTTCAGTAAGCCAATATCCGACCGCCGCCTTGCGCTCCCAAATCTGGCATTGTATTTTATCGAAGTGCTCAGGCGGTGGGCCAACAGGAGCCGATACCTTGGGCTCATTCTTTGGCAATGGTCGCCGCCCCGGATTGCCTCTCGACTGCTTGACGGCGGTTGGAATTCGCTTTCGTCCTCTCATTCTTTCACCATCATGACACAGATAATAGTCCCGCCGCACCATTCACGGACAAAACCGGTATCCCGCCAGCCCGTAGCAAGCCGCATCCGGTACAGCGGAGAATCGAGCAGCACCCATTGAGCCATCATGATTTG